GAAGTTAGCGTGAGAACTAAGAGGTTTTGATATGTCAAGACAGCTGGATTGGACTGATGAGAAATTTGAAGCTGATTATCTCCCCTTGTTGAAGAGTGGGAAAAATATCAGTGAAATTGCGAAAGTGCTTGACATCAGTAGGCAAAGAGCCCATACTGTTTTGAAAGCTTATAGAAGTAGACACCCCCAGTTCTTTTACTTAGGCTCTTGTAGGCTTTGCCGAGCTGAGAACATAACAAGAGGTGGAGGATACGACAAATGTTTGAATGGTCACAAGGTCCCATCAGGAGACGGTTGGTATGAGTGATAAAGAAACTTTTGAGAAGTGGATTGATATGCAGTCCCCCAGGTATGATACCCTTAAACTCCACGATGGGAGTTATCGAAACCCAGTTACAGCCCTCCTTTGGAGGACATGGGAACAATCTCGATTAGAGCTTTTCAAAGAAGGTTTGAATCCTACTTTAAGTCATTCCAAACCAAGCTAAGTATACCATTCATCGGTTAGTAGCTGCCGCTCATACGGCTATCTATTTACTTTTGTATATTTTTATGCTATAATATATGTATGATATGAAGATTTGATAATCTTCTCCCCCTGAGGGGTGACCATCATACATGAGGGCCTGAAGCCCTCTAAGTTTCTACTACCACCAAGTAGAAACAAAATGAATAAAACAGTTTTAAAAGGGGGGAGGTATGTCTGTTAATACCGACAAGAATTCCCGGCTTCCCCCCCTCTTTTTATTTAACATGGAGAGGGTTGTTGTGAGTGAACACCAATATTTGAATCTTCTAAAGAAAGTTATGGAAGAGGGGGAATACAAACTTGATAGAACAGGGGTGGGTGTAAAATCCATCTTTGGTCCTCAGATAGAGTTTGACCTTACCGAAGGTTTCCCACTTCTCACAACTAAGAAAGTAAACTTCCGGGCCTTAGCTTATGAGCTTATTTGGTTCTTAAGGGGGGATACCAATATCCAGTACCTCCTGGACCACGATGTTCACATCTGGGATGAATGGGCAGATGTCCAAGGCGACTTAGGCCCTATCTACGGTAAACAATGGCGTTCTTGGGAAGGCCCCTTGCATATGCCAGTGGACCAGATAGCTAACCTAATCCAGGCTCTCAACGTAAGCCCTGATAGCCGCCGTATGGTAGTTTCAGCATGGCACCCTACTTACCTCCCAGATCCTGACCTAGAACCTTGTCAGCAGCCTCCTATGGGCTTACAGGCCCTCCCTCCCTGCCACTGTTTGTTCCAATTCTACGTAAGGACAGAAGAGGATGAGGTTGGAAACACGGAAAGCTTCCTAGATTGTAAACTATATCAAAGGTCTGGGGATATTTTCTTAGGTGTCCCCTTCAATATCGCCTCTTACTCTTTGTTAACTCATATACTAGCTCACATAACAGGCTACACCCCTGGAAGGTTTATTCACACTTTTGGTGATGTCCATCTGTACACTAATCACACAGTTCAGGCAAGAGAGCAGCTATCAAGGGATGTAAGACCTCTTCCGAGTCTTAATATTGACGGGGCTCTTGAACATATCAATGATCTCGATTATAATCACCTTCGATTGAGCGGATATAATCCCCACCCATTTATCAAGGCGAGTGTTGCTATATGACCAATTACATTCCAAGCGTATCTATTGGTAGTGTTCTACCCCCTGTACTTACAAACGGGTTATTAAAAGCTCTCAATAGCAATCAACCCCATGCTCTCCCTGGAAACACAGGGGATAAGCCGGATTTTAAGTGCCAAGCTTATTTGGAAGCTTTAGCAAAGTGGATACTCCCTATTTACCTAATGGGGGGTACTCTTGCCATGAGATCGGCTAGAACTACCTACCTCCCGCAGGAGGCAGGGGAGTCAGACCCACTATATGAGTCTCGTTTAACCAGGACTGTTCTCTTCGGAGCTTACTCCAGGACTATTAAAGTCCTTTCTTCACTACCTTTTATTGACCCTATCCAGGTTAAAAAACCTCCAGCTCTCCTTGAGTATATAAACGAGAAAGGCAAGGCTTCGGCCCGACTGGAGCAGATCTGTAGAACGCTTGTTACAGAGCGAATACATTTAGGCGTGAGCTTCTTGTATGTTGAGAACCCAGAGATCCCTGAGGGAGCTGACTACGCTACCGAGAAGCAATTCAAACCCTATTTCATCACTATCTCTGCTTTGGATCTCATAAACTGGAGATTTGACTCCGATGGTGAGCTGGACATGTTCACCTATTACAGCTACGACACTGAGAATGATGGTGATTTTGGGGAGAAAGTTGTTCACAAGATCCACCAAGTCTCAAGAGAGGCTTTACGGCGGTACGAGTCAAGAGATAGTGATAAATGGGAACTTGTTAAGGACATACCCAATAACACTGGAAGGATTAACCTTATCCCTATCGGTGACTTCGGTGCAGCCCCCCTCCTGGAGGAACTGGCTTGGCAAAATCTCCGCCATTATCAGAAGCAAAGTGACCTCGATAACATAGAACACGCTTGCAATGTTCCATTCCTATTTGGGTCTGGAATAGAAGAATCAGCTGCGGATAAAATGGTAGTGGGACCCTTCTCTTTTATCACTTCCTCTCAACCAGACGCTAAGCTTGGTTTTGTAGAGCATCAAGGCAATGCAATCCCCTCTAGTCAAAAAAGTATTGACAACATAGAGAAGCGCATGGTACAAATGGGGGCAGACATTATCACACAAACGTCAGTAGCAAGACAGACAGCTTTTGCTAAAGCTGTTGACACTGGGCAGAGCATGTCAATCCTTGAAGCTGTTGTTCAAGATGTTTCAAGTGCTATTGAGAGAGGTTACTACATAGTTGCCGATGAACTGGATGTAGAACTACCTAGTGACTTCGAGGTAATTATAGGGGAGGGCATAGAGCTTTCCAGATCACCCGAAGATGCGAGCTTCCTGAAAGAGCTTGCAATGGATGGCTTCCTAAGAGTTGAGGACTTACAATTCGAGCTATCAAGAAGAGGCAAGATCTCTGATACCACTAAGCTCGAAAAACCGAAGCCTCAAGAGGTGGTAGCGCCCCTCAATGAAGATAATAACTTAAACCCAGGGGTAGATGATACCGCCCCTTCTACAAATCAGAGTCAGGAGTAAGAAATGGCACTTAAACCCGTAATAGAAGATATTAACTCAGTTGATGAAAGTCATCGTTCTCTCTATGTTGAGAAAGATGGCTTGTACCAACTAGATGTTGAGCCAGTTACAAAAGTTGGTGACCGCGAAGTTTACATATCTCTGGAAGACACTAGCGGATTACGCAAAGGCTTTCAAACTGCACAGTCCAGGATTCGAGAAATGGAGAGTCGTGTTGATCAATGGGGTGACATGAAGCCTGATGAGATCAAGCAAGCTCTTAATGAATTGGAAACATTAAAAGCTTCCTCTGGAGACTTAGATGAGAAGGCGGTTAAGCTCGCTGAAAGCCGTGTTAACCAAGTGGCAGCGCAGTTTAAATCCGAACGTGAAGTTCTTGAAAACAGAACAAAGGTTCTGGAAGGGAACCTCCGCACTACATTGATTGATAATCAGATCGCTAACGCCATCCTTAAATCGGGTGGGGAAGAGGCTACTGTCCAAATGATGGCTCGACATATTGCTGATCATGTCGATATGCGAGAAGTCAATGGAAAGTATTTAGCTGAAGTGATTGACCCTAAAACTGGTGATGTTCGTATTGGGGATAGTAATGGAAACCCGATGTCAATTGACCAGCTTATTAAAGAGTTCAAAGAAAGCGATACTTGGGGCAAAGCATGGCCAGGAACTGGCCGCGCAGGTATGGGCAGCCAAGACAGCAAACGTAAAGGTCCTGCTGGTAAAACCAAGAAGAGTCAGTTCACTTGGTCTGAAAAGATGGACTACATTGATCAGCATGGCGCTGAAGGATGGATGAAACTCCCAGAATAACCCTAAACCTTTTTCGTCGGCCAGTCCGATGGATTCCAGTAATAACCCGCTAGAGCTGGACTAGCAAAAACCATAACTGTAATGGAGAAATAAATGGCTACATCTACAAAGTCACAATTTGTAATCTATGATGAGCAGTTCTACGCTGGCCGAGTAGAGCGTTTGGAACAAAACATCCGAGCGTTTAACGAGAATAGCCGGGGCTGCATCGAACTACGATCCAACTTCCATGAAGGCGACTTCAGCCAGGAAAGCTTTTTCCAAAAGGGTAACCACGTGTATGACCGCGATCCCACCTCTATCTCTGCCCAAACTGCAACTGGTTTGGCGATGGATGAAGTGAAATCACCCAAAGTCAACAAAGGTTATCTGATCGAGTCCACCTTGGATTCCTTCAAAAAGCTGGGCCGCGATGACCGTGAAATGTCATACGTACTGGGTCAGCAACTGGGCGATGAAATCATGCAGAAGTATTTGAACACTGCAATGTACACACTGTTGGGTGGTTTCAGCGCGTCTGCGGTTGCTTCTCAGCTGGTTTACACTGGCTTGTCTGCTTCATCTATCACTTCAATTGGCTTGAACAATGGCTTGCGCCTGTTTGGTGACGCGGCTGAGCGTATCCAAATGTGGGTAATGCACTCTAAGGTTTATCGTGATCTAGTTGAAAACCAAATCACTGAAAAACTGTTGGAAGTGACTGCTGGTGTTCTGTACGGTGGCAACCCTGCTACTTATAACCGCCCTGTCTTGGTAATGGATAACCCTGCCTTAATCTCAGCGGGTAGCTCAACTGCTTCCTCTGCCGATGACGTATACCACACTTTTGGTCTGACTCGAAGTGCAGTTACTATCGAAGAATCAGAAGAAAGTTCAGTTCTGGCTGAAACTGTTGGCGGTAAGCACAACATCATCGCGCGGCTGCAAGGCGAGTTCGCTTACACTGTTAAGATGAAAGGCATGTCTTTCAGTGCAGCTGCTAACCCTTCTGACGGTACTTTGGCCACAGGCACCAACTGGTCTAAGAAGTTTGCAGATAAGAAATCTCTGATGGGTATCGACATCCAAACTCGCTAATCTTTATTAGCGGATAGGATGGGAATAGGGGGTGAGAGCCCCCTATTCAATTATTTAAAACTGGAGAGACGGGATGAATTGTATAGCTTTTTCTGGCGGTGACTTTAGAGTGGAAGGCTGTGTAGGATGGAATATCCAACACGGGATTAACAAGGTCGGCTATAAACTTGAACAATACAATCAAAAGGCACTTTCTCTGCCTCACCTCCCTCACGGGGATTTGTACATCTCCAATGGAATGAGAAACCCTACCCCCGAGATCGTTGAGATCTTGAATCGCAAGGGAAGAGACTTGATGATTTATGACTTGGGCTACATGTTACGCTCCAAGGCCGGATACAACAAAGGCTATTACCAGATTGGCCTTAACAGAATTGGATGGGTGCCCAACTTTGAGTGCCCATCAGATCGCTTTGATAACCTTGGCATAGAATTGAAGCCAGTGAGAGTTGATCGAAGCAACCGCAGAGTATTGGTA